GAATTATAAATTAATTAGTATATTTGTATTTCATAATATTTGTGTTTGTAGTAATTAATCCGATTAGTTGAGGGACTGGTCGGATTTTTTATTTATACCTACTTGTTAAATATTTGTTAAAGAATAATATAATAGTAGAATATTAATAAAAGAGTTGTAAATTTGAATATTATTAACAACTAAAAAAATAGAAATTATGCTTTACGTTAAAATTACAAAAAAAGAATCGGAATTAATAGGAGCTAAAAAAACAGGTTATACTTCTGGAAAAAAAGATAAAATAACAGGTAAAAGAGAAGAAATAAGATTTTGTTCAAATTTAGTTTTTATTCAAAATTTTGAAAGAGAAAAAGAATTTATAGCAATATAACAATTAAAAATGTGGTGTAAAAGCCCAATTATTAAACAGATAACAACAACGAAGTTATTATCACTAAAAATAAATATTATGAAAACATTAGCAACATTAAAATTAGAAAGAATTGTTTTGAAATTAGAAGCAATGGGAATGGATAATGAAACAGCTACAACTTTAGCTAGCAATCAGATTGAAAGAGAAAATTATGTAAGACCAATGAGCAATAATAATGAAGTATCTTTTAAATTTGATGGAACACCAAGAGCATAATGGCATACTCAAAAAACCCACTACCAAAAAGAGTCACAATTTTTGAACAAGAGAAATTAAACAGGCTAAAAGCAATTGAATATTTAAAACAACTAAAACAGCAAAAATGAAAAAGCAAACACAATTAAACATAGGCTTTATAATATCAGCTTATTTTATCGGTAGAATTTTACTAACATTAATATTTAACATTTAAATGAAACACGAAAGGGCAGGAAAACCAAACAAATTTAAAACAGGTACAGCGGTAAAAAGACTTCAAACTTTAGTACCAATAGAAAAATTAGAGCAAGTAAAAAACTGCATAGAAGTGATTTGTGCGGATGAATTAAACAAAAAATAAATTAAGATGGAAACAAAAGTAACACACGTAATTGAGACAAAAAAAGATGGAACTACAATAGTAAGAAACTTCTTTTTTAATGAATACAAAACAAATTATTTAGTAAAAGCACAAAGCTATTTTACAAAGCACGAAAAAAAAGTAGCTAAATTAAAACATAAAAACAATTAAGATGGAAATTACAAAAGAGCAAGAAGAAAGAATTATAGCATTAGATGCAAACTTTTTTAAATCAAAATTAGAAGTTGGAAAATGGTATCGTTACAGAAATAAAAATACTGATTGGATTATGAATTATCAGAAAGGAGAAAATAATTGCTACGGATTTAATTCAATTAAAGATTATGGAAATTTCTACGTTATGAACAGCGGAACTAATTGGATACCAGCAACCAACCAAGAAGTAGAAGATGCTTTATTTTCAGAAGCTAAAAAAAGAGGGTATAAAAAAGGGAATTATGTTTGCTTAATTAATAAAAAAGTAGAATTGTATGCTGGTTATTTAATATCGTACAACAATCACAATAATAATTTATGGATTGAAAACGGGTGCGTTTTTCAAAACGGAGAATGGGCGAAAATTATAGAAACAATTACAAAAGCAGAGGCAGAAAAACTATTAAATAAAATTATAATATAATGGCAAAAGCACACGAAAACTGGGGAAGTAAAGAATTAGTAAACTATTTAAGTCAAAGCAATGAAGCTTTAAGGATAGTAAACACACGTCTAATGGACGAAAACGAAAGATTGATAGATAGTATTGAAGTTGCAGATGCAATGAATGTAAGTAATGAAATGAGCAACTACTATCAATTTATGAATAACTTTAATTATACACTTAAAAATAAATAAAATGAAAAGACCAATAACAATAAAATGCAACCAAGAGCAATTTGATTCAGTTAAAGATAGGTTGTATAAATTAGAAGAATATAAAGAATCAATTGGGTTTGTTGGAGAAACTAAGTTATTAACTAATAGATTTTTAGGAGATGAAAATAGTTTTGCAACATTTAATTTAAGTTTTTACCACGAGGATTATTTACCAGTAGGAGACTGGAATGAAGAAATTTTCTTAAACGCTTGTGGTATAGAAGCTGAAAGGATATTTAAAGGCAGTGAGCTGCAATATAAAACATTTCACCATAGTGAATGGAATGATTGTTCTTGTTATGAATATAGACTTAAACCTGATAACACTTTAAAAAAGCAAGAATTAGAAAGTCAAATTTTAGAATTACAAAACCAATTAAAAAACTTATAAAATGGAACAAGGTCAAGCATTAGAAGTATTATTACAAGTTGCTAATTTAGCACAATCAAAAGGAATTTTATCTTTACAGGATGCGGTTATAGTAGCGCAAGCAGTTGAGGTATTTTCAAAAAAAGAAGAAGTATTAATAGAAGAAAAAATAGACTAAAATGGAATTAGGAGAAAAATTAGCAAAGATTCAATTTGAATTTAAAGCAAAAAAGAGCAAGTATAATTCATTCGGAAAATATAATTTTAGAAGTGCTGAGGATATATTAGAAGCATTAAAACCATTTATTAAAGAATACAAAGTCTACTTTACAATTAACGAACAACTAATAAACGCTAACCCACCAATGATGTCAAGTGTAGCTACTATTTGGGATTGCGAGAGTGCAAGTTCAATAGATTGTCAAGCGGTTGTTGGAATTGATTTAAACCAAAAAGGAATGCAAGTACCTCAACAGTTTGGGACTGCAAGTTCATACGCTAAGAAATACGCATTAGGTAACTTACTATTAATAGACGACACTCAGGATGTAGACCACGCAAAGCCAGTTGAACCAAAAAATCCAGTTGAACCAAAAGAGCCAAAAGAAAAAACTATTTTAATTTTAGATTCACCTGAGTTTTTAAAAGTAAAAGAATACATTACAGGAGGTGGTGATTTAGCAATGGTAGAAAAGAAATACACATTAACAGCTGAAGTAAAAACAGCACTAACAAATAAATAAAAATGGAAATTACAGACGAACAAATTAAAAAGTTAATTAAAATAGTTGGGGAAAAAAGATTAAGAGAAATAATTCCAAATATACCAGAATATTTTAACGAAAATAAAATATATGGTTTTATTGGAATTACTAATGTATTTAAACTACATAGAGTTGGATTAAACGAATATGCTTGGATAGATTTAGAAGGTTCGGAATGTTTTGCAAATGGTATAGGAACAGCTAATGAAATGATTTTATACGCTGGAAAAGATATAAAAGTTTTTGATAATTACAGAGAATTTATAGAATGGAATTATAATAATTTAACAAAAAAATAAAATGAACGTACAAGGAAAGATTAAAGTTATCGGAACAACTGAAACTATTGGAGCGAAAGCATTTAGAAAAAGATTAGTAGTAATTGAAACAGCAGAGCAATACCCGCAGTTAATTCCGATTGAATTTACACAGGATAAAACAAGTTTGTTAGATAATTTCAATGTAGGAGATGACGCAAACGTTTCAATCAATTTAAGGGGTTCTGAATGGCAAGGGAAGTATTACGCAAACATACAAGGTTGGAGAATTGAAAAAAGTGAATCAGAAAAAGAGTCGCAAAGAACGCCACCTTTTGACGGCAAAGAGCCAATAAATAACGCTTTGCAACAGGAAACAGAGGAATCAGATTTGCCCTTTTAATATTAACTATATATCGGCAGTAAATCAATATTGCTGCCGATTATTAAAACACAATAAATTATGAGAGAGTTAAAATTTAGAGCATATTTAAAGCAAGAGAAAGAAATGCGTGAAGTGTTTTCTTTCTGTGATAAATTCATAAAAGTAATCGTAGGTATGGGAACTGCTTGGAAATTACCTATAAATGAATTTGAACCTATAATGCAATTCACAGGATTAAAAGACAAAAACGGAGTTGATATTTACGAGGGTGATATTATAGACCATTATGCTATTAGTGGTTACATAATTTTTGAAAATGGTATGTTTTCAATTAGCAATAATGCTAATACACAGTTTTGTAATTGCAAACAGCCTTTTGCTTACCACGATGTAAGAGAAATGAAAGTAATAGGAAATATATACGAAAACCCTGAATTATGCTAATAGACTACAAACAACAACTTGGCATTATCGGTCAAATAAGAAGCGGTAAACTAAAGCAAGGGTATAGACTTGGAATAAAAGAAATAGATGACTATTTAGTATTTAAACCGACTAATTTTAATATTATACTTGGTCACGCAAACGTAGGTAAAACAACAGCAATACTATATCTTATGTTATGTTATACAGTTAAACACGGTAAGAAGTGGTTAATATGTTCAACTGAAAACGAAAGTTATAGTTTAATTAGAAAATTAGTTGAGTTCCTGGATGAAAATATGATTGAATCCGTAACCGATGCGGATTTTAAAACACACACTGACTTCATAAACAAACACTTTAAATTTGTAGATAATTCAAAGATGTACACTTATGTAAGTGCAATCGATATGTTTAAGCAAGTTAAAAAGGAATTTACGTACGATGGAATATTGCTTGACCCTTATAATAGTTTAGCAAAAGAGCAGGAAATGATGAAAAATTTGGGCGGTCACGAATACGATTATCAGGCGTGCACGGAGTTAAGAATATTCTGCAAAGAAAATAAGGTATCAATTTGGCTAAATACACACGCTAATACAACAGCTTTGAGAATGGAATACCCAATGAATCATCCTTTCGCTGGATACCCAAAGCCACCAATGGCAAGTGATGTTGAGGGTGGTGGAAAGTTCGTAAATAGAGCTGATGACTTTATTGTAATTCATAGGCTTATCGGTCACTCAGGTTACAAAAAAACAACTATGATACACGTTCGTAAAGTTAAAGAAACTGAAACGGGTGGCGACACAACTATAAACGATAAACCTATTGAAATTATTTCGATGCAAGAAAACGAGGGTTTTATGATAAACGGAAAATCAATATTAAGAACTATAAAAGAATCACAATTAAACTACTTATAAAATGAAACACAATTTATACAATCAATTTAGCCCAATAGAAAGAGCACAATTATTACTAGACAAATATCCATTACAATACGTAAAAGATGTAGTAAACGGCAATATTGAACAAGCAAAAAAGAATACTGAAATAGACACATTAAACTATTGGAATGAAGTTAGTTTAGCAATTAAATCAAAAATAACTAAATGAAGCCCTCAGAAGTTAAATCAAAGCAAATTGATATAAAAGTATCACCAAATGAAATAGAACGCTTTGGAGGGTTGCAGAATATCAAAAACCTATTAAGGGCGGTAATTCGTGATGTATCAATTGAACCGAATGTAAAAATGGAGTTTGTTAAGCGTTATGAAAAACAAAAATTAAATCAAATTAATTATGACACCAAAAGAAAAAATACTAATTCAAAAATTAACATTTGAATTTTTAACAAGCGTTTCAATTATCACTTTTTTAGGCGCATTAATAATGTTTGTATTATGTTAGATAAAACCCACATTTGGGAGCAAGGAATTGTCCAACTTCTAAACCTTGATGGTTGGGAGTTGGAGTGGTGCGGTGGGTCGTTTGAACACTACGACGCAATAGGTAAAACCCCAAAAGGTTTTGATTGTGTAATTGAATTTAAACTTAGATCCGCTTACTATCCGACTAAGGTATTGGAAGTTTATAAATACGATAAGCTAATGAGCGAAAATAAAGCGCATAAATTTTATTTTGTATTTGATTGTAAGGGAAACTATTTATATCATTTAAACACGCTTAAACTACCTGAGAAAGAAACATTAACAGCAAGTTCAACTACTTACTTTGAAAACACTAATAAGATAAACAAGCCAGTGTATATGCTGTCAGAAAGTCAAGCGAGTATATTAGTTAAATACTAAATGTTAAAGTTTTCTTAATTTATTTAATAAGATAGTATTTTATTAATATAGTTGATGTATATTTGTACTCAGATAACAACAAACAAATAGAAATTATGAAAACAGAAATGAACTACACAGGAACAAGCATTAAATATGATAACGGAAATGTTTTTGGAATTTATACTAAAATGACTAAAGCAGGATTAAGATATTATAAATATTTTAGAGGTAGATTTTCTCCAATATCACAAATTGAAATAAATAACTATATAATTTTAAATTAATATGAAAACAATTTTAAATGAAATTTATGAACATTTAAATACAAATGATAATACAAAAGAAATGTATTTAATACAATGGTTTGAAATAAACAAAATAAAATTATTAGAAGCAGAAAAAGAGCAAATTGAAACTGCATTTTCTTTTGGATATAAGCAAGGTTATGAAAGAGATTTAACGGCTAACGGTAAAAAATATTACAATACTAAATTTGAAAAAGAATAATGACAGCAGAAACTTGGCAACAAATATACGTTGAAATGATAGACGTAATTAAAAGAGATTCAACTATTACACATATAGACTTATCGTTTCATATATCGAAAGTAACAACCGAACCAAAAAGAGCAAAAATAAACATTAAAACATTTAAAGATGAGCACAAAAAGTAGTATTAATTACAAAGGATTCGATTTTGATTTTGAATATAACCATTACAAAGGTTTACCAGCAACTTGGGATGATCCAGAAGAGTTCGAAGAGTTTGAAATTTACAACATAACTTTAAACGGTATTGATGCTGAGGAGTTATTAGAGAATGAAATTGAAAGATTTGAAAGTGAAATAATAGCACATTTAAAAGAATAAATTATGATAGTATCAGAAATAAAATTTAATATTTGGAGATTAGAAAATTGGTGGGTATTTTGTAACTCCCCTGAGTTTTATCCTAAAGGTAGAAAACATTTAATAGGTAATTGGTTTTTTAAAATTAAAAATAAATAATATTATGAGCCAAAATAAACGCTGGGTTTTATTAGAAAACAACGAACCACATACAGTCTTACTAAATAGAATACAAGTAATGCAAGCAATGGTTAAATATCAGTCAATGTATCCAAAAAAAAGATTTACTTTATTTTATGACGAATATTACGAATACATAGACTACTATTCCCCTGAAGAGAAAGAGAAAATAAACCGATTAATACCGTGATAGTCTTAGTAGATGCAGACAGCTTAATATGGTCAAGCTGCTATAAGCGAAAAGAGCAACCCGATGACGAACAATATCACACAATCGAAAATGCTAAATTAAAGTTTGATGAAGTGTTTATGAAAATTATAAACACCATTGAAGAAATCCACGAAATAGACAAGGTTTTAACTTTTGCAAATGCTTTAGGTAACTTTCGTAAACAAATTTCAAAGAGCTATAAAGCAAACAGAATAGGTCGAGAAATACCACCTATTTTAAACGAATTACAATCATACGTAAAAGAGCAATACGAAAGCATAGCGGGTTACGGAGTTGAAACCGACGATGTAGTTGCAACCTACTGGACAAACTTAACCAACACATTCGGTCGTAATGAAGTTATAATAGTTAGCATAGACAAAGACTATAAGCAATTACCTTGTTTGATGTATGACTACCATATTAAGAAACAATGTTATTACGATATAAGCAAAGAGCAATCATTATACAACTTTTACGAGCAAATGATAATAGGAGATACAGCAGACAATGTAAACTTTTGCAAAGGTTATGGTTTAAAGTACGTTCAAAAAGCATTTAAAGACTGTTTAAGCGAATATTCTTTAGTCAAGGTAACATTTAGCCTATTTAAAAAGATATACAAGCACAAGGCACGTGAGAAGTTTATCGAATGTAAATTATTATTAAAATTAAAAACTAATTAAAATGGAATGTGAAAATATAAATTGCACAAGAAATGCGACTATTAAAAATAAACAATACCATCCTGATAAATGGTTATGTACTTTTCACGCTAATAAATTAAAAATTAAAGGGAGACAAGATAGAAAATTATTAAAATTAAAAACAGAAATATGAAAATTACTAAAATAGAAAAAGAAAAGATAACTTTTACAGTAACACTAACTCCAAATTGGTTAGAAAAGATATTTGGTTACAAAGAAAAAACAAAACACTTTAAAAAAACTTGGTCAATTTTCACTTTTGGAGGAGGAAATGTTTATATAAACGAAAAAGGAGAAAAGTTAAACAATGGAGATTATATCGGAGTGAATTTAGATAATTGGTTGCGTAAGTTTTAAAAACAGAGTAATGAAAACAAATTTTAAATTCAAGATACAATTAATTGCTTTTATTTTTGCATTATCGATTACATCCTGCAAAGACCTTCAGGATTCAAAAATAAAAACTAAAAACAATATAGATAGTATTGAGGTGGTTACAACAATTGGAGATACTGTAGTTATATTTAGTGGCAATTATACAATTATTGCTAAAAAGAATTTTAGAAAATAGCAATGAAAGTATTAATATTAATAAACAATATTCCTAAATATTATATTAAAAATGGATTTATTTACGAAACCAAAACTAATAAAAAAATTAATAAAGAAAATAAATCAAAATTAAAAAAAATCAAGTAAACAAAAAATAATACATAAAGAGTAATGAAATTATATACAGCTAAAGAAATGTGTGGCTTTTTAGAAATAAAATTAACAACTTTTTACAAGTTACGATTTGAAAAAAACATAAAGCCTGTAAAAACAGTTAAGAATTTCAATTACTTTTACAAAGAGCAATTTGAAATTGACGTACCAAGATACTACCCTATCAAAACACACGAGGTTTATTATATTTATGAATCTAAAATGAATACAAATAAGCAACTATAAAATAAAAGTTGTACATTTGTATATGATATTAAAAGAATTAGCTAAAAGTGATGTTAAATGGCGTGAAATGGCTTATAATATTTGCCGTGATAGAACATTAGCAGATGAGTTGGTGCAAGATATGTATATTAAGTTACATAGCATAGATAAAACCGTAACCGATGGATATATTTTTGTTACGTTACGGTCAATCTTTTACGATGGAATACGAAAGAGCAAAAAAGAAATACTTTTTGAAGATTTTGATAGGTTTATAATAGAGGATGAGCCGTATATCGAAGAGCCACAACCAGACTATGAAGAGCTAATAAAAGATTTAACGTGGTATGAAAAAACTACTTTTGAATTATCAACTTTAGTAGGGCAAAGAGAACTAGCAAGACAAACAGGAATACATATACAAACTATACACAGGGTTGCAAAAACAGTTAAAAATAAATTAAAAAATAAATAAGATGATAGGATTAATTATAGGGTTAGCAATATTAATATTTGGAATAGTTTTATGTTTTAAAGATTTTGATTTTTTAGGAATTATATTTTCTATTTTATCATTATTATTTTTATTATTACATATTCCAACGTGGTTATTTTCAAGTTACGATTATGAATTAACTGTAACAGAGAGAAATTCAATTATTGAAACGTTAGAAGTTGCAAGAGCTAAAGAAAATAATTTAGAATTAACAGCTATAACAAAAGAAATAGTAGAATTTAATAAAAAATTAGCAAAAGGAAAATATAATAATACAACTATATTAGATTGTTATATTGATAATAGAATTATGAATTTAAAACCAATAAAATAAGATGGAAGGAATAAAATTTTTATGGAGAAAAATAATAACAATAAAATTATTTAACAATTGGAATTTAGAAATTAGATGGAAATAAAGATGGCAAAGAAGAAAAAAGAAACACAAGGGCTTGGAGACGTTATAGAAAATATCACTTCAGCAGTAGGGATTGAAACGTGCGTAGGTTGCACCGAAAGAAAATTTACTTTAAATAGGTTGTTTAATTTTAAGAAGCCTAAAAGCGAAATGAGCCAAGATGACAAAGATATATTTTCAGTATTTTTAGAAACAATAGGGCACGATGTTATAAATGGAAGTAGAAGTAAGTTAAACGATGAGCAAGTAAAATTCTTAAATGAGCTATACTTAAACTACTTTAATTTAGACTTAACAGAAACAATAACATTTTCTAAAATTCATATTACAATAATAAAAGACTTAATAAAATTATCGAGCTATGCATCCAACTAGAATTTTTAAAGAGCCCAAAGACTTAATGCAAGCGTGGGAAGAGTTCAAAGACGACGTTAAAAAACAATCATTAGAATGGGTTAAGGTTCAATACGTAGGTAAGGACGCAGTAAGAGTTGAAGAACCACAAAAAGTTCCATTAACTATGGAGGGGTATAAAAGATTTTGTCGTTTTAAATATGGTGAAGTTGAACAATATTTTACTAATCAGGATAATTATTATGAAGACTTCATTGGTATCTGTCGCGCGATAAAAGAAGAGATAAGAGAAAACCAAATTATAGGCGGACTATTAGGTTTTCATAATCCAAGTATAACACAAAGATTAAACAGCTTAGTTGAGAAAGTTCAAACGGATGTAAGCGTTACTAAATTTGAATTTGATGAGTAGTGTAAAAGGATATAAACCGCATATAAATCAAAAAGTAATACACGATAGTATAAACAACGACCCGTATAAATATTATATCTTAAACATAGGTAGGCAGTTCGGAAAAACTATGTTAGGTATTAATCAAATGTTATACTGGGTAATCAATAATAAAGGTTGTAATATAGCGTGGGTAACACCAGTTTATAAGCAAGGAAAAAAAGTATTTGCGGAATTAGAAAAGGCTACTCGATTGAGTGGTCTTTTTGAGTTTAATCAAAGCGAACTAACTGTTAAAGGTTTTGGAAGTACTATATCTTTTTTTTCAGGTGAGAGACCCGATAATATTCGTGGTAATACATTTGACTATTTAATAATAGATGAGACCGCATTTACACGTGAGGAACTTTGGAGCGAGGTACTTTCTGCAACCGTATTAGTAAAAGGTAAAAAGGTTTTATTTATTAGCACACCAAAAGGTAAAAACCATTTTTATAAACTATCATTGCAACCAAATTACGATGAGCGATATAAATACTTTCATTTTACAAGTTATGATACACCATTTATTAATTCATTAGATTTAGAAGAACGTAAAAGAAGTTTACCAAGTCATATATTCAAACAGGAATATTTAGCTGAATTTTTAGATAATGCAAGTGGTTTATTTTCAAACGTTAGGGAGTGTATTAAAGAGCCTACAGACTCAACTAAATATCACGGTGGTTTAGATATTGGAAGAGCAGACGATTACACTGTATTGACTATTATAAACGAACATAAACAAATAGTATTTATAGAACGTTGGAGACAGGATGAGTGGACCAGCATAATAAATAAAGTAGCAGCTAAAATAAATGAATATAACGCACGGGTATTTGTAGAGGTAAATAATCAGGGTGACGTATTTTATGAAATGTTAAAAAAGTTATGCGGACAAAAAGTATATCCTTTTGTAACTTCAAGTAAAAGTAAACCGATAATGATTGAAGAGTTAGCAGTTTGCTTTGAGCAAAAAGATATAAGTATCTTAGATATAAATTGGCTAATAGATGAGTTAGAAGCATTTACTTACATATATAACCCAAACACTCGTAACGTTCAATACAGCGCACCTACAGGCGTACACGATGATAGTGTAATTAGTTTAGCATTAAGTATTCAGGCACATAAGCAATTAAGAGCAAGAGAAGTTAGAATAACATAAACAAACATAAAAATAAACGTTATAAGATTATGAAGATAATAATTCCAACAGAGTTAAAAGATATAAGACTATCACAGTACTTGAGATACGTTCAAGTGGTAAAAGACAATCCAGACGACGAGACTTTTATTTGTATTCAAATGGTTGCTATCTTTTGTAATTTAGATGTTAAGGAAGTAATGAAAATACCAGTTAATAATTTTACTGAAATTGTAGAAACAATTGCAAAGATGCTGGACCAAAAACCTAAATTAGTTCATACGTTTAAACTTAATAAAATCGAATATGGGTTTATTCCAAACTTTGATAAAATTAGTTTAGGTGAACACGCAACGATTGATACACTACTTGGTGACACTGATAATTTAGCTTTATTAATGTCAATACTTTACAGGCCAATTACAAAGAAAGCCTTACCGTTTTATTCGATTGAACCATACGATGGAGACGAGAGTAAAGGCGAACTATTTAAAGAAGTTACAATGGATATTGTAAACGGTTCGCTACTTTTTTTTTGGACTTTAAGCAAAGAATTATTACCCAATATCCTTTGGCATTTGGAGAGCAAATCGAAGAGGGAGGGCGTGAATTTGGAGGAGGTTTTGGTGAACGCTGGGGGTGGTATTGGGCATTTATTAGAATTGCGAGAGAGCTTAGAATCAATGTACGAGAAGTTGGAAAAGAGCCTTTACACGAATCACTCACGCTATTATCTTTCTTAACAGACGAATCAAACGAGGAGCAAAAGAACATTAAAAAACATATCAAATGAAATCATTCTATAATTCAATAGACTACATAAAAAGCACGCTTGAAAAGGCACCACTTTTAAATACAATTACGCACGGTACAGATATAATCGACAATACTAAAAAAAGTATTTTCCCTTTAGCACATATCAATATATTAAGTTCAAGCATTGGCCAAGGCGAAGTTAAATTCACTTTTGAAGTTGCAGTAGTAGATATAAGAAACGTATCTAAAATTAAAGTAAATGATAAGTTTTTAGGCAATGATAATGAATTAGATAATTTGAACACGTGCCACGCAATATTAAACTTTATGATTACTAATATGCGACTGCAAAGAAATGAATTTGATATTGAATTATTAAACGAGCCAAACTTACAACCTATTTTAATGGCATTTACTAATATGTTAGACGGATGGAAATGCGAGATAGAACTAAGTGTACCTAACAACCAAATAGAAGCTTGTAATGGATGCTAAACTAACTGAACAAGCATTAGCTGAGTTCGGAAATTACGTAATTGAAAGAGCCCAAGATAATTTAAAAAAGGGCGGGAAATATGGAACACATAACACGAGCGGAAATCTTTCACGTTCGTTAACTTTCAAATCAAAAGTAAGTAAGAATTCTATTGCTTTTGACTTCTTTGCTGAAGACTATTGGAAGGAATTAGATTTCGGAACAAAGGGGAGTAAGTCGAGTAATAAAGCACCAAAAAGCCCTTACAAAGCACACGCAGAAAGAGGTAAAATTGATAAGTGGGTAGTTCGTAAAGGATTGCAAGGAGTAAGAAATCCAAACGGTAAGTTCACAGCACGTAAATTAATGGTAGCATCAATAACCAAATCAATAAATGAAACGGGAACACCTGAGACTAAATTCTTTCGTAATGCTTTTGATTTAGAATACCAAAAGTTTGATGACACAATAGCAGAAAAATACGGATTAGATTTAGAAACATTCTTAAAATTCACACTAAAAAATATACAATGATAGTAATTAGCGCACGTTCACCATATCACATTACAATAAACGAATCAGGACAAACAGGTAGTAAGGTAGAGTTATTCATTTGGAACAAAGGAACAACCGAACCAACAGTACCTATATACACTTTAAGCGAACCAATTGCAAGTGTTACTCAAACGCAAACAAATTATAATATATCACCATATGTAGCTGAATATATAAACCAAGTTCACGCAGATGCGGTTAGTAATATTACGTATGAAAATGACACGGATTGGTGCTTGGTAAAAGTTAAAAGATATAAGCTAATTAACGATATAGCTACTTTATTAAACACGGTAGAATACGTTGGAGTAAATGGATTCACACAATATTTAAACGGGGTAAACCTAAACAAAACACTAGGAGAAAACTATTTATTATTAGCGAATGAAAGTATTAAAAATCAATGGAACACAACGGCAACTTTTTATAATTTTATAGTTCAAAGAGCTGATTTAGATTGGAAGGTAAAATATTACGATAATGCAAATTTATTATTATATACTGAAACTTTTTTGACTTCAGGAGCAACAGAATTTTATAATTTTAGAATACCATTAGTATTTACTACTTCGGTTAAAGCCGAAATAGAAAACAGTGCAGATGGAGTTATTTATACAATTCATACAGAGCAAGTAGAGGAATGTAAATACACGCCTGTTAATTGTTCATTTGTAAATTCATTTGGAGGTTGGCAAAACTTAGTATTCTTTAAAGCAAAAACTAACAGCATAACTGTTAAAAGTTCCGAGTATAATTTAATGCAGGAAAATGTAAGTTATGATATTCATATAGGACAAAAAAGAACAATGAATACAAACGGAAATGAAAATGTAAAACTAAACACTGGGTGGGTTGCTGAGAATTACAAAGAGCTATTAAGAGATTTATTGCTTAGTGAAATAGTTTTGTTAAACGACGAACCCGTAACGGTTAAAACGCAATCATTAACCTATAAAACACAATTAAAAGATAAGATGATTAATTACGAAATTGAATTCGATTATGCTTTTAACTTATTAAATAACGTATCATAATGGTAACAGCTGAAATATACATAAAGAAAAACACACTTGTTTATTCAGGAGTTGCAACCGATGATAATACAGACCCTTATTTAACAATTACAGAAAGTTCTGCAGGGTTTGGAGTAAACGAATATAAAGGTCACTACATTAAAATAACTAAGGGAACGGGCTTAGGTTTAGTAGCGTGGATTGCTTCAAATACAAGTACTGTATTCACTTTACAAACACCGTTACAAGTTTCTAACGGTTCTAACTTTGAAATTTATAGAAGTGATTATCAAAAATTAGATTTATTCAACGATGAGAAAATAAGTTTAACAAGTTCATTACAAAATGCAAATGATTTAGGGAAAATATATACAGACTATTCGCAATCATTTACTATTCCTGCATCTAAAAGAAACAACAAAATACTATCACATTGGCACGATAGTTCATTGGACAATGGTTACGACCACAGGATACGTTACGATGCTTATATCGAACTAAATACAGCTAGGTTTAAAGATGGCAACATACAGTTAGAGAAAGCAAATAAGAAAAACGGATTTATTGAAAGTTACACTATTACTTTTTATGGAAATTTAACACAGCTAAAAGATAAATTTAAAGATACAAAGTTAAGGGATTTAGTAGGATGGAATGATTTGAACCATTTGTACAATTCTGGCGAAATTAAAGACCGTATAACAAACGTATTAAATTACAATGTTAACTATCCTTTAATTGGTTCGACTAAAAAATACTACTATAAGAATGGAGTAGCCGACCAGGATATTACATTACCAACAGCTAAAATAGTTTGGAGTGAATTGTTCCCAGCGGTTAAGTTACCTAAAGTTTTTGATATAATTCAACAAGCTTTTGGAGTTACTTTTACAGGTTCATTTTTCAATTTACAACAGTGGACAAAGTTAAATTTATACTTGAAAAACGCTGAAGAAATGAAGGCACAAAGTTCAAAATTAGATATTGACTTTGTAACTTCGACTTCTTTACCTGAGTTAAACCTTACCACAAATGCGCTTACAAACACTTGGAGTTGGGGTGCGGGATTGAACAGACCAACGATAAATATTTATTTAACTATTACGCCACAAACAGGATTTACAACGATACCATATAGTATTTATGTGTACAGAGATGGAAACGAATACAGACGGTTTGACTTTGCTACAGGAGGAACCCAAACGGTTGAGTGTGAGGGTTTGAGAAAAGAAAACGACCCAGCTACACATACATATACATTTAAAATAAGTTCACAAAGTTTATTGACTTTTAAGCCTACTTTAAGACTTCAAAGAAGTTGGAATGTTGGTATTTGGGGTTATTCAAATGGGTACGCTTACAACACGTCGGGACAGTCAACACAAGCAGATATTCAAATAGCAAACTTTGTACCCGATATTACTGTGGATGCTTTTATAACGGGAATTATTAAGACTTTCAATTTAATGATTTTACCAACAGCAAAAGACACTTATAATTTTGTACCGTTGGAGACTTTTTACGGTGAGGGTAAAACAATCGATATAACTAAATATGTTTATTCAGATGAAGCGGATATTGAAAGACCAAAACTATTTAAAGCAATTAATTTTCAGTATGAAACTAGCAATAATGTTTTAAACAACAAGTTCAAAGGTTTATATAATACTGAGTACGGTGACTTAATTTACACAAATAACAATAGTAATGAAAGTTCTAATTATGATATTAAACTACCATTTGAAAATGTTTTATTTGAAAGAACAGTAGGGGAAAACTTTTTAACAGCAAGTATAATTGATAAGGATTTAAAACCTTACACGCCAAAACCTATGTTAATTTATGCAAACGAATTGACAAGTTTATCCACGCCCGTAATAATGACTACCGAATTATCTACAACGACTTTTAATTCTTATTTACGATTTTCAAATGAAGTGAACTTACTACCTACAGACTTGACGTATTCACAGCTATACACAATGAATTTTAGCAATGAACAAAGTCCTTGGTATAATGTATTAGCACCTCAAGGATTGTATTATCGTATGTATAAAAACTACATTGATAATCTGTACAATATTAAAACAAGAGTAATAAAAATAAAAGCAATTTTACCATCAAGTTTATTAAATTCAAGTGTAAAAAATAGAGCGGGCAGACCTATTGGAATAGCTTTAAATGATAGGTTAATAATTCGTAATAAAAGGTACATAATAAACAACTATACGATTGATTTAACGAGCGGTGAGACAACCTTTGAACTAATCACAGACTACAGAGGAATTAATGCTAAAAACAGCGTAGGTTATAGGTTTGCGAGTATAGACAATGTACAAGTTGACTACACTGAACAAGAAATTGAAGAGGTTATTTACTTAAATGATTACGATTATTTTCATATTAAAGGAGCTACTAATTTTTTAGTGTACCCAGACAGCCTAAACAATACAGCAGATGTTGCGTTAACTGTATTGATACCATTAAATGATACAGGAGTTGACAGAACAGACGTAATAGGTATTGAATATTATACAAACGATATACTGCAAACTACCGAATATATAACAGTTTTACAGCAAACAGACTATTTAATGACAGAAATGAACGAAATATTAACAACAGAATCAGACGAACCAATAACTTTAAATTAAAAATTATGAGAATTTCAGAATTACCAGAATATACAGGAGCACCAAGCGAAACGGCACAATGGCCAGCAAATATTGGAGGTACAACTTATAGAGTACCACTTTCGAAAATGTCATTTGATGTCATAAATCTACCTTATACCTATACGGCAGTAGGTACAACTACAGTACAAACAATTAATAAAGCATCTGGAAGTGTTAATGCTGCAATCGCTACATTATCAGTTACGGTTAATAATAATAAAGTAACTGCAAATTCTATGGTATTCGCGGTTTTTATGACAAACGATGCAGCGGGTGCGGTTAAGAATGTTGTTTGTGGAAGTGGCACTTTTACAATTAATTTTACAGCGGGATTAGCAGGGGAAACACGAGTAGGATTCTTTGTAATTAATTAATTATGATACAACACATAATAGAAATGCTAAAATTAGCAGAGCAGTACGAGTACAACGAAATAATTTCAATTGCAAAAGGGAAATATGAATATCCAAAATCTAACTATCAACTTTTTAAAAAGTTATTAAAAATCAAATTAAATAAATAGAAATGATAGAGAAAGTTATTGATTTACAAATAAAAAGCAACGCAGACCAAGCCGTTGGTAGTCTTAAAAGCCAATTACGGGAAGCACAGGCTGAAGTCGCTACATTATCAGATAAGTTTGGAGCAACTTCGCAAGAGGCTATTAATGCTGCTAAAAGAGCGGGGGAGCTTAAAGATAGGATAGGAGACGCAAAAGCATTAACCGATGCATTTAACCCCGATGCTAAATTCAAAGCTTTAAGCGCTTCTTTGAGTGGCGTAGCGGGTGGGTTTGCAGCGGTACAAGGCGGTATGGCTTTATTTGGTAGTCAATCGGAAGACGTAGAGAAAACTTTACTAAAAGTTCAGTCTGCAATGGCACTTTCGCAAGGCTTACAATCAATTGGTGAAAGCGTAGATTCATTTAAGCAGTTAGGAGCGGTATTAAAAAGTACGTCTGTAATACAAGGTATTTATAATTTTGTACAAACAGGTAGTTTAACAGCATTAAAAGCGAATACAGTAGCAACAGAAGCTCAAACAGTAGCAACAGAAGTTGGAGCAGTAGCAACAGCAACAGCAAGTGGTGGATTGAAACTATTTAGGTTAGCATTAATCGGTACTGGAATTGGTGCTATTGTTGTAGGTTTAGGATTATTGATTGCTAATTTCGATAAGGTAAAAAAGGTAATAATGAACCTTATACCGGGTTTAGCATCAGTAGGGGATTTTATAGGTGGTATTGTAGATTCAGTAACTGACTTTGTCGGTGCAACTTCAGACGCTACAAGAGCCGTTGATAAACTTAAAAAAGAAGCTGAAACAACACTTTCAGTTAATAAAAAGTTTATGCAGGAACACGGCGACCAAGTAGATGAGTATACAAAGAAAAAAATAGATGCAAAAAATGCGTATGCTGAAGCGGTAAAAGAAGACGGAGCAAATCAAACTGAATTAGCTAAAAGACTAAACAGAGAATTAGCAGAAATAGAATATTCAAGAGGCGACGAAAAAAGGAAAATTCAAAAAGAGGCAAACGAAAAAGCAAACGCAGATAAAAAAGCCGATAATGAAAAAGCAATTGAATTAGAAAAAGAAAACCAAAAGAAATATGCTGAAGAAACAAAAACAGGATTACAAATATTAACCCAAGCAAATTTAGATAATCAAGCTCAAATAAAATTAGATAAAAGAAATTTATTAGATGAACAAATAGCATTATTAAACGAGGGCGTTGACGCTGAACAACAAGCTGAAACAAAAATAACTGAAAATTCAAAAACAAACGCAGATGCAAGGGTAAAACTTTCAGAGGCTGAAGCAGCAGCAAAACAAGCCTTATTTGCAAAAAGTGCCGATGTATTATCAAAGGGTGCTGATTTGTTAGGTAAGAATACAGCAGCAGGAAAATCAATGGCAGTTGCAGCAGCATTAATAAACACATATCAAGGTATTACAACTGAATTAGCAACTAAAACAGTCACGCCATTTGAAATAGGTTTGAAAATAGCGAACGTTGCTATAATAGCAGCTACAGGATTTAAAGCGGTTAAAGATATTATTGCCGTTAAAGTGCCTGGGGGTGGTGGCGGTGGAGCAGTACCAAGCGGTGGGGCTATGGGTGGCGCACCAAGCCCACCAAGTTTTAATATCGTAGGAGCAAGCGGAACAAATCAAATAGCTCAAGCAATAGGAGGGCAACAACAACAACCTGTACAAGCCTATGTAGTTGCAGGGGCGGTAACAACGGGACAAAGTTTAAATAGAAATATTATTGCAAACGCATCAATGGGTTAAAGTTTATAACAATTAATTTATAAAACGTTTTAAAATTATGGAAACATACACAGTTTTATTTAACGAACAAGACAATCAGGGGGTTTATGCTATATCCTTAGTAAACGACCCCGCAATAGGCGTTAATTTCATTACACTATCTAATCAAAAGGAATTAAAACTAGCTACTGTAAACGAAGAGCAACGTATCTTAATGGGTGCTATATTAATTCCTGAACAGCCTATTTATAGAAATCAGGATGGTAAAGAATTTAACATAGTATTTCCAAAAGAAACTATTAAACAAGTTCAACAAAACTTTGCATTAAAAGGCTATCAAAACAATTCAACATTAGAGCACTCAGGCGAACAAATTGAAAATGTAACCTTTGTTGAAAGTTGGATAAAAGAAGACGAAGTACACGACAAATCAGTGCATTATGGTTTTAATGAACCCGTAGGTACTTGGTTCGGATTAATGAAAATAAATAACGATGTTATTTGGAATGAATATGTTAAAACAGGAAAAGTAAAAGGCTTTAGTATTGACGGAGTCTTTGATATGCAGAAAATTGATTTAAACAATGAACAAATGGATTTAAAAACAATCGTAGATGCGATTAAAGAGGGGTTTGCATCGGTAAAATTATCGAATGAACCAGAAGTACCAGCAGTTGTAGAATTGGCTACAATGAAGTTAAAAGACGGAGTAACCGTATTAGAAGCAGAAAGCTTTGAAGTAGGTCAATCAGTGTTTATCGTTGCTGAAAATGGCGACAAAGTACCAGCACCAGTTGGAGAACACGAATTGGAAGACGGTAGAATTTTGGTAATTACTGAAGAGGGTAAAATCGGAGAAATTGCAGAGGCTAAAACTGAAGCGGTAGAGGAAGAGGTAGCAATGACAAACACCGACCAATTTACTGAAATGATTAAACAAATTATTACTTCTATGTCGGTTGAAGTTGCTAGACAAATTGAAACAGTAAAAACCGAATTAAAAGCTGAAATTGCAGAAACAAAAACAAAAGTTGAAGTAAAAGCTTCGACAAAATCAAAACCTGAAACTTTCGTAGAAAAAAGTTATTCAGAAATGACAAACTTTGAAAAATTAAAATTTAACAGAAACAATTAAACAAAAAAAACAATGGCAGTATCATTTACAGGTGCGAAAACCGCACAATCAGAGTACCCAGAAATTATAAAAGAAGTTTATGCAGATTCACCAACTTTTAGAGGTGAAACAATAGAACTTGTTGAGGGGCATAAATCAGGAATGGACATTTACGAAAGTTCCGCAGAGGTTACATTTTCAAGTGCAAATTACGGTCCAGTAACAGCTGACAACGTAGCGTTGAAATCACAAAAATCAACAGTTAACTTAAAGACTTTCAATGTTGAAGGAATTATAGATGAAAGTTCTTTGTTGGGTACACGCTACCAAAAATCAATGAAAGCGGGAGCTTTTGAAGTTGTTTCAGACGAATTCGACCAAAAGGTTTTAATTCAAGTTCAACCAGCAACTTCTGCAAAATTAGAAAGCGGAGTTTGGAATGGTGCAACTACAGCAACGAAAGCAGCTATTGCAGCATTAACACCTGGAGCAGCACAAGGTTCAATTAGTGCAGGTGCACAAACTTTAGTAGCAGCAATGCCAACTACTTTGTTTGACTCAGTACCAGCTACAATGTTGTACAATGATTCACAATCAAAAGCAGTACCGGGAGCAGGTTTAGGAGACTACAAAAAAGTATTGTCAATTGCAGCTGTTACAAGTGCTACAATTGTTGCAGAATATGTAAAAATATTTAATACTATTCCTGACGAAGTTTTAGTATTAACTGGAGACGATGCACCAGTTATTTATGCACCAAAAGGTGACTATAAATTAATCAAAACTGTAAACAGAGTTCAAGGGGCAGCGTTGCAAGAAAACTTCGTAGGAAGTACTTTTAACGATATGTATTTCAACGATGTTAAAATTGTGTTCGTTGACTTGGTAGGATTTAGAATTGCAGCACAAAAATTCAACTTGAAATTGGTTATGGATTTACTTTCTGACTCAAGTCAATTGATTATCGAGAAAGAAGCTAACGCATCTACAAGACGTATCATTAAAATTATCAACACAATGACTACTTGGGTTGTTAAACAAAAATGGAACGTACTTTACGCAGGATAATATTAATCAAAACCGCTTATTAATTTAAGCGGTTTTTAATAAAAAAATATATGAGTTGTTTAATTAGCAAGGGTAAATTGTTGGCTTGTAAAGACCAACGAGGTGGAATAAAAAATATATATTTTGCAAACTATTTAGACTATTCTTTTGTAATTGCAGCACACGCAATTACGAGTTTAGGAAGTTTAACTGAGGTTTTCAAATATGAAGTTAAAGCAACGACCAACGCTTTGACTGAAACGGGTACAAGTTCAGAAGACAATGGAACTTTTTTAAATGCACAATCTTTAGCAGTTACTTTGCCTAAATTAGGTACTGACTTACAAGCTCAAGTACAATTGATTTGTCTAGGAAGACCTTATGTGTTTATCGAAGACTATAACGGTAACGTTTTATTGGTTGGCGCAACGAATGGAACAATGGCTAATTGTACTAAGGCTTCAGGCGGTGCAGGTGGTGATTTAAGCGGTTATACACTAACTATTACAGCTGAAGAGGGTAATTTGTCACCTTTCTTAGACGCTACTACTAAAACAGCGTTACAAGCGTTGGTTTCAGATGTCGTAGTTTCTTAAATTACAATAGATTAAAATTAAAAAGCTACTTCGGTGGCTTTTTTTTGTTACAATAACTAAGTAAAACGTTTAACAACTATGAACATATTTAACTTAACAAAACCGTATAGACTTAATTGCATACCTAGAGCGTATAACGACGGGGTTATTACGTTGCTTTTAAGGGACGAATTAAAGGATTTAACACATATAATTAGCGTAGATAGTATATACTACCAAAATAGCGTTTTAATGCTTAGTTTTGAGGATATAACACTAAAAGAGGGTCAATCATTTGAGGTAATAATCAAAGAAAACGACCAATTAATATACAGAGGCAAAGCATACGCAACGGCACAAACAGATTTTGAGAATTTCGAACTAAATAAAGGGGTTTTAAAAGCCTAAAAGATATGGAAAAACTACAATTATTAACACTATCTAACTATATAAGACCTGAAATTAAGGAAGTTTCTGGTAAAAAGTGGGTATTAAATGGTAAAAACAACGAATTTTATAAAACAATTATAGATGCTTATAACGGTTCGCCTACAAATTCCGCTATTATAGACAGTTATAGTCAGTTTATTTACGGCAAAGGTTTAACTTCAACTGACAAATTAGCTAAGACTTCAGAATGGGCAACTATTGTTTCTTTGTTTTCAAAAAAAGACTTAAGAAAAATTTGTAAGGACTTCGAAATGTTTGGGGAGGCTTCAATTGAAATCAAATATTTAAACAATAAAATACAAAAGTGTTTTCACGTAGCAAAACAAAAGATTGCGCCTGAGGTTGCTAATGAAGATGGTGATATTGCAGGTTATTATTTTAGCTATGACTTTACAAATACTAACAAATATAAACCTGAAAGATTTGACGCTTTTGGATTTGGTTCAGGCGGTGGCGAACGTTCTGAAATTTATGTAATTAAAGACTATCAGGTAGGTCAATTCTATTACAGCAACCCAAGTTATGTAAGTGGTATTTCGTGGGCTAAAATGGAAGAAGAAATTTCTAACTATTCAATTAACCATATACAAAATGGTTTGTCTTTTGGGCATATCATAAATATGAATAGTGGAGTTCAACAATCAGAAGAAACTATTATCGAAAATACAAGAGCTATTAGAGACAAACTTACAGGCTCAAGTAATGCAGGTAAATTCTTTTTAAATTGGAATGACAATAAAGATAGCGCAATTACAATTGAAGCTTTAGAAGTATCAGAAGCGCATCAACAGTATATTTATTTAAGTACCGAAGCAAGACAGCAATTATGTACGTCTCACAAACTTACTTCCCCTATGTTGGTTGGAATAAAAGAGGCGAGTGGTTTTAGTTCAAATGCTGAAGAAATAAAAGTGGGTTTTGCGGAATTAATGATTAACGTAATTAAACCAAAACAAGAAATTATTTTAGATGGTTTAATGGAAATTTGTGCGGTAAATGGAATTACTTTACAATTGGATTTTGAAAGTTTAAGAGCTGAAGACGTAGTAGATAATGTAGCAGGAGTTGACGCAGGAGTTACAGATGCAGCGGTTTCATATAACGGTGCGCAAATTTCAAGTGCAATTGATATTTTCGCAAAAGTTAAAGAGGGAATTTTAACAACAGAACAAGCGGTTGTATTTTTAGTTCAATTTTTGAACATACCTGCAAGTGTAGCAACTTCTTTATTTTCGCCAACGGTTGCACCTATCACACAATTAGAAAATCAGAAAGTTTGTTGTTCTAACGATAATACAGACCTTACAAGCATAGCTGATGCACTTATTGAAATGGGGGAAGTTGTAGATGAGAATGAATGGGAAGAGGTAGATTCAATACCCGTAACTGAACAATTAGAAATAAACGAAATTACTTTAAATTTAGCTAAAACATTTTCAAGTTTTCCAAACGTAAAAAGCGACCAAGATACTTCATTATTTAAAATTAGATATTCGTACGAGGGTGCGCTTGGAGCAAAAAGAGACTTTTGTCAAAAGATGGTAAGTGCAAGTAGAACTTATCGTAAAGAGGATATAACGTTAGCTGAAACTAAAACAGTTAATAAAGGTTTTGGAGCAAGTGGAGCAGATAACTATTCTATATGGTTATATAAAGGTGGAGTTAATTGTAATCACTTTTGGATGCGCAAAATTTACTTAAGAAAAAACAATACACAACTTACAGTTAATGAAGCTAGAAAAATGATATTAGAACTAGACCCGAAAGACCGACCAGAAGCAAAGTGGCAACAAAATGAAAATGAAGTAGCGCAAATTGCAAGTGCAAGTAATAATTTTTGGAGCTTAAAACCTAACTACCGTAAATAATGGAAACGACTATTTTATTAAGAGAAAACGAATTAACTAAAAATACTTTGTTAGGTGGGAATATAGACATAGACCTTTATATTCCGTGCATTAAAGATGCTCAAATTATAAGACTTGAAGAAATTTTGGGTGAGACATTATACGATAAGATTTGTTTAGACTTTGAAAACGACGATTTAAGCGGGCTTTATTTAACGTTACACGAAAAATACATAGTTCCTTTTTTAGTTGCAGCAGCAGCCGTTGAATATCTTTTAATAGGTGCGTACAAAGTAAATAACAATGGTATCTTTAAGGCACAACCTGAAAATAGCGTAGCAATCGAAAAAAACGAAGTAGATTACTTAGTTAATAATATGCGGTTAAAATCAGAAATGTATAGTGATAGAATGACTAGATGGTTAATTTTAAATAATCTACCTGAGTGGCAGCCTAATGCTACAAACGTTGTAAATCCTTTAAGTAGTAATTTAATGTTTGGGCGTTGGTTTATTGGCGAGGACAAAATTTAAAAGTTATGAGAAAAACAGATAAAAGAACAATTGAAAATATTAAAAAACTTAAACAATTTATAAAAAATGGGAACTTTAAACTTAACAGCCAAGAGGGGGGACACGTTTCTAGAGGTGCCGTTTCAAATAGTAATAAATAGTGTACCGCTTAATTTAACGGGTGCGGTTATTAGAATGCAAGTGCGTAAAGATGCGGGCACACCTATTGTTTTCGAGCCTACAATAACTATTACAAACGCTTTAACGGGTAGTTTTAAAATTGCCGAACAGATTTTTAATGTGCCAGCGTGCATTTATAAATATGATATTGAAATTGAACAAACTACAGGCGAGGTTAATAGTTGGATTTATGGTATTTTTGAAATTACTAACGATATAACACGTTAACTATGAGTACAATTGTAGATATAAATATAAGTCAAACACTTGAAGAGGTTATAATAATTGCAACCCCTACAAACTATGTTGTTAATATAATTCGGGAAGAGGGTGGGAGCGGAGTAAGTTCGGTAAACGGGCTTACAGGTGCGGTAACAATTCCAATTTCAGAAGAGAATTTCACGACTGTTTTAAAAACAAAATTAGATGGAATTGAAGCGGGCGCTGAAGTTAATGTAAATGCGGATTGGAACGCTATAAGTGGTGACTCAGAAATATTAAACAAGCCAGATTTAAGTGTTTACGTGCCTTATACAGGGGCTACTCAAGATGTTAATTTAGGCGAGTTCGGTTTGCAAACTGGAAATATTGAGTTCGATACAAGCCCTACAAATGCACCTACAAGTATAGGGTCAATGGTTTGGAATGACACAGCGGGAACTTTAGATTTAAAACTTAAAGGCGGTGCAGTAACTTTGCAAATCGGACAGGAAACAGTCGCAAGAGTAGTTAATAAAACAGCTACAAATATAACTTTATCAGAGGCTAATTACCAAGCGGTTAGAGTTACAGGAGCGCAAGGACAAAGACCAAAAGTTGATTTAGCTCAAGCTAATAATGACTTAAATAGCACTACTACTTTAGGACTTGTAACAGAAACAATTTTAAACAATGCTGAGGGATTTATTACTACTTCGGGTCAAGTTCAACAAATCAATACAACGGGTTCGTTACAAAGCGAAACGTGGGCGGATGGTGACGTATTATACCTTAGTGGTACTGTAGCGGGTAGAATTACAAACATTAAACCTATTGCACCTATTCATACTGTAATAATTGGCTTTGTAGAATATGCACACGCAGTAAATGGTAAAATATTTGTTAAAGTAGATAACGGTTACGAATTGGACGAGCTTCATAATGTTAGCGCAATTGCACCAAACAACAACGAAGCTTTGGTTTACGATACGGCTACTTTACTATGGAAACCTAAGGCACTTGTTACTGATGCAATAGTTGACGGAGTTACAACCGTTGCACCGTCACAAAATGCGGTTTTTGATGCTTTGGCTACAAAACAAAATAATTTAACAGGAACGGGACTTGTAAAATCTACAGCGGGCGTTATAAGCTATGACACTAATAGTTATACAAAAAAAGTAATAAAAGACGTTACAAGATACACGCTTACAGGAACAGTTGCAAATACAATTGTATCTAGTTATTTAATTCCAGCTGATACATTTACAGCAGATGATTTTTTTAGAATTGCAAGTTTGCAAACTACTAAAACAGGAACTGCTTTATGGATAGTTAAATGTTACTTAAATAGTTCTGTAAGTTTAACTGGTGCTTTACAAGTTGTAAATTGTTCAAATTCATTAGGAAATGCTTATTCACAATTATCGCGAAATTTATTTTTAAAAGCAGGCAGTATTTTGGGAAGTCCATTTAGTGGTTCTATAAATTCAGACATAAGTACCTCTACAAATATTTTATCTTCTGGGGCTTATAACCCAGCAAATCCTATTTATTTTATAGTAGCAATACAGCCTAGTTTATCGACAGATATTTGCACACAGGAATCACTTTTAATAACAAATTAATGAAAACAATTATAAACAAGTTTACGGGTCAAGTTCTATATGCTACAATAGTTGAAGTAGAACTTTTAGAAAATGAAATTATGATAGAAGAAATTTTAACAGTATATTTTGAGAATCCTTATTTTGATTTTAAAAGTAGAACTTTTTACGATAAGATATGAAATACTTAAATTATTTTTTCGCATCAATTGCTTTATTTTTCGTGCCTATATACGGGCTTTTAATAGCCGTAGGAGTTGCTATCTTATTAGACACTATTACAGGCGTTTTTAAGAGCATAAAATTAAATGGGTGGCGAAGTATCAAAAGCAGAAAATTATCTAATGTAATCAGTAAGATGGTGCTTTACGAAATATGTATCTTACTATTATTTATTATCGATTATCATATATTGAATAAGTTTGTAATTAAGACTTTTAATATAAAGTTTATGTTTACAGAATTATGTGCAATTATGCTTATCTTTATTGAATTAGTTTCAATTAAAGAAAATATAGAAGCGAGTTTCAATATTGATATTTGGAAATTATTAAAAAAGACGTTTAACAGAGCAAAAGAAATTAAAACAGATATAAATGAAATTACTGGATAACAAAGGATATTTAATGATTTGTGAGTTTGAGGGTTTGAGTTTAAAACCTTACCTATGCCCTGCAAAAATACCCACTATTGGATATGGTAACACATATTACAGCAATGGTAAAAAAGTAACGTTATTAGATAAACCAATTACAAAAATTGAAGCGTTTGAAATGTTTAAAACAATAGCTGACAAATTTGCTTTGGCTGTTTCTAAATGTTTGAAAAAAGAAGTAAACCAAAATCAATTTAATTCTTTGGTATCTTTTGCTTATAACGTTGGAGTGGCTAATTTTATGAATAGTACACTATTGAAAAAAGTAAATTTAGATCCAAACGACGAGACTATATTTAATGAGTTTTGCCGATGGAATAAGGTTAATAAAAAAGAGGTTGCAGGATTAACCAAAAGACGAAATTATGAAGCAGTTAGTTATTTTAGTTAGTTTAATTTTAATCGGTTGTGGCAGTCGTAAAGTTGCTATTCAAGAAACAAAAAAAGATAGTTTGTCACAAATAGAAACTAAAATTGTTACAGATGAAAAAATCAACGAAAATAAAGCAATTGAAACAAATATAAATACTATTTCGGATGTTGAGGAAACTATTTTCACCCCTATTGATAATAACAAGGAAATAATCATAAATGGTAAAAGCTATTTTAACGTTGTTTTAAAGGTTAAAAAACTTAAAAGCAATACTTTGTATAACAACAAAGAAACTATTGCTAAAACAGCCTTAAAATCAACTAAAACTGCTACTAAAGCTAAAACTTTGGTAAAAGAAAACAGTAAGATTAAAAATATAGACAAAAAAGCTAATTACTGGGGTTGGTTATGGTTGCTATTAATACCTATTGTTTATTATCTTTACAAAAAATATAATTTCTTTAATATAATTTAAACAAATAAATATGAATTTTGACTATTACAAATTAGAAGCGATAAAACATTTTGGTACAAACTTAAATAACAAACAAATAGCAGAAAAGATAATAGTTGAAAATAGCGACCTTACATTTGATACATTAAGAAAGAAAATCGGTACTTTAAGAACC